TATCCCTGTCAGAGATATGGACGTAGTCCATCTATTGAGATCATTCAAGAAATTGAATGAGGACGCTTATATTAATAAGCAAACACCTACAAAGATAGGAGAAACATACTATGCAAAGCAATAGTAACTTTGAAAAAGTTAATAAGAAACCAAACAGTCCCAATGTTGGGACAGATAGAAGAGATAAGCACTCTCTCCTCAGAGAGAGAAGGCTTGTCCGTAAACTTAGACTACGTCAGAAGGGAGTAGCTTAATGGATAAGAACGTTAGAGTATATTGGAACTTACACCAAGGTCAGTGGTCTATACAAGACAGACAGACTGGCTTGGTTGTTGGCAGACAGCCAGAACTCCTACTAGAAGTAGGTAGGTTTAATGTTCGTCAGGGTGGCAGACAGCGTGTCCTTACAGAAGGTAGGAAGAACGTCCATGCCTTTGCTGAAGGATGGTATCCTACGATTTGGGTTAGCCCAAAGTTCTACCATACCAAAGGTGATGAGGTGACGTATAACCCACACAAGAATGATAGCTTTGTCTACAAGGAGAGTGGCAAACCTATTACCGAAGCTAGTGTTATCTGGCTGACTACCACGGCTGAAGGTAATCCTTCAGTAACTACATTCATGTTTGAATGACCTAAAGTATACAGTTAATATAATACTTGAAATGAATATGAAAGTATTATATAACTGTAATACATAAACCAACAGTCCCAACATTGGGACACTAACATGAAAGGAGCATTCATATGCTTACATTTAACTTTGACGATCTTCCTAAGGGAGAAAAAATATCTGGTGGTTTTACTGCTGTAAAATTAATTGCTACAGCTATCAAGCTAAAGCTACAGGGATACAAGCCTGTGATCTACAGGAATGACAATGTCCAAGAGACAGGGTGGTTTATCCGTAAGGGTAAAGGTGGCAAGTCTGGTGAGCCTTTGGTTCGCTTGAACTTTGGTAGCACCTACTCTTCCTTCCATGCCTATGATAGGAAAGGCAAGCGAAGAGTGGCAGGCTATGTGCCGATCAAGTCCTTCTTGATACAGAAGAAGGTAGCCTAACCATGATACACTATGAGATATTTATCTCAGTAGATGGTCAGCGAGGTGTGGTGAGAGTTGGTAGCTCTCACCCTCTTGTCAGGAAGGGTACACCTTCTGCTATTGAGTATGCCTTGCATCTTACAGAGATGTGCTACCCAGATGCAGTAGTCGAGTTTGATTTCATCAAAGAATATACAATTGATGATGAGCCAGACGTAGGCTATGTCTATGAAGCACCAACACCAGTACAAACATATCATTAGGAGATAGCCAATGGCTAAAATTATACACAAAAAACCTTTGCCTAAAAGACCACGCAATCTGCTTCATGCAGAGATGGTAACACAGGGCATCTTGATACACAAAGTAATAGGTGACAAGAGGTCTAAGGTATTAGAGAACAGAGCCAAGAAGAGGGCAATGGAGTTTAAGAAAATGAATAAGGAAGACTATGATGATTAAAAACTACGATGACTTTAAGGATAAAGTCTATGAACACAGATCCAAGCTACGCAGTATGCTCAAGCTACTCAAAGGTATAAAGCCTTTGGAGTCTGAGGTTACGAAGGCTTACAATATAATCAATGCTGTTGAACAGGAGAGAACTGATGCAGAAAAAAATAATAGTTAGTCTATGTGGTGGCACAGATAGTGCCTACCTCTCATGTCTAGATGCAGGTATTGATGTATCACCTGATGGTGACTACGAGTACCACACATTTGAGACAGACAAGTATGCTAGTGCCGTGTCCAGATACAGAATACCTCATGCCATCCATCATGGTGATGCTAATGATTGGCGAAAGCTCATGGACAGAGATGTCTTTCTGCTTATAGCAGGTTTCCCCTGTCAGCCTTACAGCGTGGCAGGTAAGATGCAAGGCACTTCAGACAGTCGTGATCTATCTATGACTATGTATAATGCATTGCTAGGATTAAACCCTGATCGTTTTCTCTTTGAGAATGTTGAGTCCAAAGCCAAGCATGATTGGTATAAACATATCAGTTGGCTACGTCCAGAAGCACAGATGCGATCTCACAATAGTGCTAGTGTCTCTGGTCAACAGAGAAAGCGTGTTTACATAACCAACATAGATCATGATGAGTTACCTGACTTGGGCATTGTCTTACAGGACATACTAGAAGATGGTGCTATGGCAGACAGAGACAAGTCATACTGTTTAGATGCCAACTACTTCAAGGGTGGTAGCATGAAGATGTATTACGAGAAGTCTCGCAGACAAGTAGTCTTTGCTACTGACAGGCTTGATAGATGCAAGCAGATAGGTGAAGCTGACCTCAAAGGCTATGACATAATCAAGCGTGTCTACTCTAGGCAAGGCAAGAGTCCTACTCTTACTACCATGCAAGGTGGATGGAGAATGCCTAAAGTACCCACACTAGGTATGATGGACTCAGATCAACTAGGTTGGAGAGCATTAACACCTTTAGAATGTGAACGTCTGCAAACCTATCCAGATGGGTGGACTAAGTATGGTATCTTTGATGGTCTTGGATGGCAAGATCCACAGACACTAGAGTACGAAGGTGGTGAGTACAGAAAGCCTATATCAAACAGCCAACGCTACAAGATGATCGGCAATGGCTTCACTCGTGCAGTGATCTCGCACATATTAGAAGGAGTATATTCATGAAGCTAGTACAGTATGCAGTAGTCTTTGAGCCGTTTGAAGCAGACGGCTTGGAGTATGTGAAGCAAGGGTGTGGAGCAATGTGGGATGACAAGAGTCCTATCAAGCTGTTCGATACCCATGAGGACGCACAGAAGGAAGCAGACAAGTGGAACACAGGACAGGTGGTGCAGTATGGATAAGGAATTATTTGAACATGATGACCATGAGTGTGACCATTGTGAAGAGAATCCAGAGTACTACGAGTTCTATGAGGATGGTCACAGATATCATGGCTATGAGTGTGGTGTCTGTGGTAAATTATTACAAACAGGATAGGAGACAACATGACTGAGGGACAAGTATTATTATTGACAATGGCACTTGTTATTATTATAACATTGATAACCAATATAGCTGTAGGATTATTTATATCATGATTGATAAAACAAAAAGAACACTTAGAAGATTAACACAATGTGTTAAGGACAACCCAGACTTGTTACCAAGTTTTGTAACACTCGCAGTAGAGTACGAGAAGCTAGGTCTAATTAAATTAGACTCAGTTGGAATGAATCGTAAGTCACTAACAGAACATTTTGAAAGGAGTGTACTGCATGAACAAGTATAGCAAAAAGAAGAAGACCAGACGAGAGATACTGACAGACCTGTTAGTGGCTGTTGTTTGTATAACAATAATTGGTGGGATACTAGTGTATGCCCACTTTGATATAGTGAGGATTGTAAATGAGTGAGAACTGTAGAATTACACTGCTTATAATATGGGTGAATCTCATATTGGCAGTGGCAACACATGAGGTAGGCAAATGGCTATACTAGAAACAGCATTTATGTGCATGGCACTTAACATGTATCACGAAGCAAAGAATCAATCTATGCTTGGGCAGATTGCCGTAGGGCAAGTTGTCATGAACAGGGTAGAGGACACTAGGTTTCCTGATAATGTATGTGATGTAGTAACACAAGCTATCACATACAAAGGCACTGACAAGCCTGTGCTTCACAAGTGTCAGTTTAGTTGGTACTGTGACGGACAAAAGGATGAGCCTTTGTATGACAGTGAAGA